GCAGAACTTAGCGATATAAAACAACTTTCTGGGTTGGATACTAACGAAGAAGATGAGCAAACATTTGAAGGTGAGGAGTTCTACGAATATTATGGTTACCTACCTTGGCACGAAGATATTGTAGACGAAGCAGAATACCAAGGACGTAAAGTAAAACTTGGTAAGCCTATGCAAGGTGATGTTAAGAAGTTTAAAGTATATGTACGTGATCCAAAAACAAAAAACGTTAAAAAAGTAAACTTTGGTGATCCAAATATGCGTATTAAGAAATCTAATCCTAAGCGTAGAAAATCTTTTAGAGCAAGACACAACTGTGATAATCCAGGACCGCGTACAAAAGCACGTTACTGGTCATGTAGGAAGTGGTAAATGAGACTAAACGAATTATTTTCGCCTATAGGTGCACCAGAAGAAAACCAGGATATTAACTGGTTAGAAGATTTAAAATTCTTCATGAATAATGACAATGATGTTACATCTAATGTAATGTTCCCTGCAATTAAAAAGCATAAAAAATATGCAGGACATCCTGATGCATATAAAATTTATATCAAACCTATACAAAAATGTAAAGAAATGTATTGCACAAAGTATGGTATTGATGATAATGATGGAAGTAAATTTACAAAAGAAACACTTATTAACATGGCAAGAAGTATTTGCGGTGAACAAGAAAAATTTATAGAGCGTGGCGACTATGAAAATTAGAGAACTATTTGAAGCAGACACAGACAAACATGTAACTTTCTGCTTTGGAAGGTTTAATCCTCCTACACTTGGGCATAAAGAAGTCTTTAAAAAGATGTCTGCACAAGGTGGTGATATGAAAATTTTTACTACACAATCACAAGACTCTAAAAAGAATCCTTTAGACTATTCTACTAAGATAGACTTTATTAGAAAGATACATCCCGACTACGCAGAAAATGTGATAGAAGATACTAATCTAAACACAATTACAAAAGTTGCTGAATATTTAAATGACCAAAACTATACACATGCAACATTTGTAGGTGGAGATGACAGAAAAAATTTATACGATAGTTTAGTAGCCTATAACGGCAAGACTGAAGGCAAAAAAGGTCCTTTAGAAATTAAATACAAATTTGAAACCCTTGAGTTTATAAGTGCTGGTGCAAGAGAAGACGGTGCCGACGGAGTTGAAGGAATAAGCGGTACAAAAGCAAGAGAAGATGCTGCAAACAACGATATTAAAAAGTTTATACAGCATACAGGTGCTGGAGAACATGCGGACGAATTATTCGCTGCTGTAAGACAAGGAATGGGATTATCAGATGAAGAACCAGAAGACGATCAAAACGAGAGATCCTAACTGGAAAGACATGGAAGCACTACGTAAAAGTGGCGCGGCTGGATCACATCGAGATAAGAAAAAAGAAATGAAAGCAGGTAAATTAAAACACAAGGGGAAAACAATGGATGAATCAATTTACACAAATCCAGCAGGAGGCGAACTTTCTAAACTAGGAAGGATCCTAATGGATAAAGCAGCAACTACAAAGGACGATGCACTATCAAATGTGCTAGGTCGTGTTGGAGATGAACTTACACGCTATGGCGATCCAGGTGGTGCTAGTTCAATTCAAGAACTACTAAAGAAAACAAAGGTCAGTCAAGAACAACTTCAGAAGTTGATGAAGTGGGCTAGTCAGCAAGAAGATACAAGTTTACAAAAAATAAAAGATCCTGAGCCTAGTCCAGACGATGAAGATGATGATGATGATGATGAAATGAAGGATTCAATTGAAACAGAAACTTCAATTGGACATCAAGATGATGAACGTCATATGATTCGTAAAGAACTATTCCAGGCAGCAAAGTATGCTAGAGAACTTTTTAAAATGTTAGAGAACCTACCTGAAGACAGTGATTTCCCCCACTGGTGGCAGAGTAAAGTTACTAAGAGTTTACAAATGTTAAGCAAGGCAAAACACTACTTAGAAAACGAAATTGCAGTGCCTGAAGCAACACAAGAAGAACAAGACAATATGGGCTTTACAGATAAGCAAATTAAAATGGCTTATGGTGTTTTAAATGATCCTAGATATAAAGCAGGTAATATGACAGGCGCAGTAGAAGTAATTAATAAAATTGCTCCTGGACTTGCTGATCATCCAGGTGTTGCAAAAGCACTACAAAGAACAAATGAAGCAGTATGTTCAGAATGTAAGAAGCCTAGATTTGTTGCTATGCCAGAAAGTATTAGACAGCAATACGAAAGTGTTAATGAAGCAAAGCAAAAAGGCGTTGACGGCAAAGTATGCTGGAAAGGTTATAAGCGTATGGGCACTAAGAAGAAGGGCGGCAAAACTGTAGACAACTGTGTTAAGATGTAATGGAGTTAGAAGAGTTAAAAAGACTTGCAGGCATCTATGAACGTCACGGCTGGAAACAGTATGACGGTCCAAACTTATCTATAACAGGCACAGAGAAACAATACTACGAAGCGAAACTCGACATACAACCAGGTACCCCTGAATGGTTCAAGTTGTGGTTCGCTAGACCTAAACTTACAGGCGAGAACCCATTAGGATGAGAGCGCATCAATTCATATCTGAAAAAGCAGTAAGCAAAAAACAACAAAAGTTTTTTGGTATTGCTAGAGCAATGCAAAAAGGCGATATGCCCAAGAGCGGTGCTGCTGGTGAAGTTGCTAAGGATATGAAAAAGAGTGACGTAAAGGACTTTGCTAAAACCAAACACAAGGGTTTACCAGAAAAGAAAACATCCGAAGAAGCAGCAGGTGTTGGTATTGTAACAAAACAAAATGCTACCGCAGACGTTCCCGTAGGTGGCGAGTATATGAACGTTAAGAAATTATTCCCCAAGAAAAAGAAAAAGAAAACATATGAAGATATGTTTCAAAGTCTTAACCCTAAATCAGAAATTTATGTAGACATGGACGGTGTCCTAGCAGACTTCTTTGGCGAGTGGAAGAAGTTGGTTGGCAAGGACTGGCGCGAACTAGGTAAAGATGAAATTGAACCAGCACTTAAAAAAATTAGAGATGAGGATAAATTTTGGTTAAACATTCCTCTCACAGCAAATGCAAAAAACCTACTTGGTATTATTAAACAAGTTAAAGGTGACTACAAGATTCTAAGTTCTCCACTAGCAAATGACCCTAACTCAGAACCGCATAAACGCGAGTGGATTGAAAAGAACCTAGACTTCTTTCCACCAACTGAAGTCATCATAACTAAGGATAAGGCGAAGTATGCAACTAACCCCGACGGCACACCTAATATCCTTATTGACGATTATGGTGTAAACATAGCAGCGTGGGAAAGTGCCGGAGGCATAGGGTTCAAACATAAAGATCATAAGTTTGAAAGGACTGCTAAAAAACTAAAAGCAGAAATAGAAGAAGGATTTCAACACTTGATTAGAGAATATATTGAAGATAGTATTATAGAAAACTTTGATGGTGGTAAGAAAGAAAGTTATACCAGAGAAGAATTACCACAGATCAAAAACAAGCACCTTGAAAATCTAGATCACAAAATAGTATTTTTAAAAATAGATGATGTTGTTCCTGTTCAAAAAGAACGTATAATGGAAAACTTCAAACGTCAGGTGGATAGATTGCTAAAAGGCAAGTATGCACCAATAGTAGTTGATTGCGATAATAGAATTATAAATGGACATCACAGATACGATGCTGTAAGACTGCTAGGTGAAACAACTATTCCCGTAGCACGTATTCCACATACACTAGAATGTATACTTGAAAACTTTGCTGATGGTAAGAAAAAAGGCAAAAGTCGTCCAGGTAGAGTAAAAAAGTCTGGTGCTAGTTGTAATGGTAGTGTAACAGCACTACGTAAACGTGCAAAAAATGCGAGCGGTGAGAAGGCTAAAATGTATCACTGGTGTGCTAATATGAAGTCAGGTAAAAAGAAATAGATATTTAGAAGAACACAAACAGGATAAATAACATTATGAAACTAAGTGAATTATTTGCAGAAGATACTAGAACTAGTATCACTAAGGATAAAGAGGATTACGAAGCAAAACGTAAGGCTTTGCAGGATATTCAATTGGATCCTGAAACAAATAAAAGCGAAAAGTTAAAGAAAGAACTTATGCGTAGAAAGTATGAGTTAGAGAAAGAAGCAGGTGAAAAAGGCTTTAAAGAGTCTGCAACAGCAGGCGCTACATCATCTGGAAATATTGCTAGTGTAGAAGCACCGCATTTGAGCCCAGGAAAAGCACGTGGTAAGAAGTCTTATACAGGTGATCCTTGGGGCGGAAGATCGGGTACAAAAGCACCACCGCAGCCTAAGGTTAAACAACCAAAAGCGGGTAACGGAACTGCTAAAAATGCACTAGATATGAAGAACAGTATTTTTGGAGAGAATCCAGTAAGAAGATAAATACTTACTATACAAAGGAAACTACTATGGACTTTAGAAAAATTATAACAAAAATGCGTGACCTAGATCCGACTACGCCAAGTCAAGATTTACAGCATTATTCAACACTGGCGGAATCAACAGGTATTGCGCTGGGTGCTAAACAAGTAGTTACTGAAGCAGCAAAACCAGACTATATTGACATCGATGGCGACGGTGACAAAAAAGAGCCTATGAAGAAGGCTGCTAAAGATAAAAAAAATAAGAAAGAAAAAGTAAAAGAAGCAGCAGAAGGTAAGATGCCATCCAAAGCACACGTAAAGAAAATGTGCAAAGATGGAATGACAAAAGCAGAAATGTGCAAAATGCATCCAGACTGTGATCAGCCTAAACTTAAAGCAATGATTGATGACTGCAAAAAAGAAATGAAAGAGTCTGTTAATGAAGCAGAACAAATTATTAAAGCAGAAAAGAAGAAAAAATTACCTAGCAAAAAAAGCATTTTGATGATGTGTGGTAAAGGTATGTCAGTTAAAGAGATGTGCGAAGCACACCCAGACTGCGATCAAAAAGAACTAAAAGAAATGTGCGAATCTTGTATGGAAGAATACAAGAAGAAGAATGAATCTAAAAATGAATCAATTACATTTAAAGACATGGATGGTGAAATTGTAGAAGCACAATCTGCAAAACAAAAAGCAGCATTCAAAAAAATGTTAGACAAAAAGAAAGGCAAAACTTCAGACGATAAAGAAATGGACGAAGGTGCTTACGGCAAGAAGAAAAAGAAAACAGTTAAAGAATCTGTTGAAACTAAAATGTCATTTGTTGATATGTACAAAATGGTTAAAGAAAGTGGCGGACAGCAAGCCATTGATCCAGTAGACGATGCTCTTTGGAACTGGTCTAATAGAGTTGCTGTATCGAAAGTAGAAGAAACAAACAAGCAAGAAATTTTTGCTGCTATGCTATATGAAAGAAACGGTGGACGTTTTGAAATGTATGACGTTGTAGAAAAAGGCTTAACTGAAGGCAAGGACTGCAACTGCGGTCCAGAGTGTGCTTGTAAAGGCGAATGCGGTGACGACTGCAACTGCGGTCCAGACTGCTAACAATAAAAAAATTGAATTTATACTAAAGCCGGTATTCAACTGCCGGCTTTTTTTATGACGTAAATACCTGTATGTTAACAGATTTAAATCAGGCTTTAAATGTTATTGGCAACGCTGAAAGTATATTTTCAAAAACTAACGGACACATTATTGATAGTCTTCCTACTGTAAGATTTAATCGAGCAGGTATAATTAATAAAGAATCTCAAGGAAGTCGTTGGGACTTTTTGGCTTCAAGTGAAGTAAACACTTTTGAAAAATACAATGCTGAAACACCAAAATTTCATACTTTAATATTCACACCTAATAAAAAAGAACTTGAATATAAAATTAAAAAAGCAAAATTCAAAGCAAAAAGAATAATGTTACCGCTATTCCAATCCCAGTGGTTGGAAAATAATTTAAATGCTCCCCCATCTACAGGATTACAAGTTTTGTATTATCTAAGTGAAACAAACAATAAGCAAGTTAATATCTTTGGTTTTGATTTTAAAGAAACTAGAACATTCTACGAAACTAGAAACAAAGGTAATCACGACTACAACAAAGAAAAAATATTTATTTTGGATTTAGTTGATAAAAATGGTTGGAAAATCTACAAGTAAGTGTTGACACACAAACCTAAATAATGTATAATAATAACTCAAACTAGGAGAAATGATATGTCAAAGAGTTACGGCCCCGAAGAAAAAGCGAAATTAGAAAGACTAATTAGCGAAGGTTCAACTGTACTACGTGAAGTAGAAGATTTGAACGAAGGACTTAAAGATACTGTAAAAGCAGTAGCAGAAGAACTACAGATTAAACCAAGCACAATCAATAAAGCAATTAAAATTGCACACAAAGGTGATTGGGCAAAACACGAAGAAGAATGGAGTGATATTGAAAGTATTTTAGGTATTACTAAAAATCTTCCAGATGATGTTTCAGGTCCACGTGCGGACGACGAGTAATTGGAAAAGATAAAAACATTTTGGATTAATAGTTATCAAAGCGATAAAATTGCTTTTGGTTTTGAATTAATTAGTTTTATTTTTACAGTAGCAGCAAGTTTGACTCTTGCTCTTACAGCAATGGATCCAAACATGTTAATTGTGTATCCATTCTTTTTTGTAGGAAGTATTACTCAATGCTACGCATCTTTACGCAGAGGTGCAGCATGGGTAACACTATTAACTTTTTACTTTGCTTGTATCAACGTATTTGGATACGGTGTAGCAGCAGGTTGGTGGTAAAAATAACTTGACAATGTAATATAATTGTGTTACTATTATAACAATGCCTAAACAAAGAAAGAGAATAAAAAAAATGCAATATAAAGATGAATCTCAATATGATCCTAAAAGACACATTAAGACAAAAGGTGGACTAGGGTTTGGCATGAAAAAAGGTGTGAAAGATTTAGATTATGAAAACAGTGGTGTAAACTTAGCATCAGTGTTTGGTTGGGAAGTTCCTGACCACCTTATACATATTAAACAAGTGATCGATAAGCGCAATGGATAATACACTAATAGTTTCAAATCATATAGGACCAAACGGAGAACCTGCAGATAGAATTTATGGTAATATGAATGGCAATGTACGTTTAGTAAATGCTGATTACACAGACTATAAAGGTAACATTAAGAAAAAGCGTATCTATAAAAAGTCTGCTATTGATGGTTCTAACATTACAACACACATTTATGTTACAGATGACGGACGTTATTTTGATAACGGCGGTATGCCTATTTTGAAACCTTCTAACATCGAAGAGATTGATGACAACACAAGCGAGTAAACCTTACCAACCGTTAGCATGGACAGGCACAACTGTATTGCTAACAGCCGCTATGCTCATTAGTGCATTTCCAAACGAGATGTATGGAGTATATGGTTTCTTTTTTGCATCTGTTATTTGGACAAGTATTGGTATATTGTGGAAAGAGAAAAGTTTAATAGTTTTGAATGGTGTGCTTTCGTTAATTTATATATACGGAGTCACAAAACATTTAATCAGCGTTTTTGCTGTATAAGTACTAGCGAAGAAGGTAAAGTCGGCCATTAAGCGACACATTGGTATTTGCAAGCCTAAAATTGCATATGAGGAGAAAAAATGAGTTACGTAGATGCATTCTATGATCGAAGTGAAGATACTATTCGAGTAGTAGAAAGAAAAAACAATAAAAGACATTTTACAGAATATTCCCCAAGACACGTATTTTATTATAAAGACCCAAGAGGCAAACATCAATCTATTTACGGTGATCAGTTACAACGTGTTACTGCAAAAAATATTAAAGAACTTCGTAAAGAACTTGCAATCCATTCTAATCATAAATTATATGAAAGCGATATAAATCCAATTTATCGATGTTTAGAAGACAACTATCTAAATGTTGATGCTCCAAAACTAAACATTGCGTTTTGGGATATTGAGGTTGATTTTGATCCTGAGCGTGGGTACGCAAGTCCAGAAGATGCGTTTATGCCTATTACATCAATTGCTATACACCTGCAGTGGTTAGATGAACTTATTTGTTTGGCTATTCCTCCTAAGACATTATCAATGGAAGAAGCAAAGAAAGCAATTGATGGTATTCCAAATACTATACTTTATGATAATGAAGCAGATATGCTTGATGCATTTTTAGATCTTATTCAAGATGCTGATGTACTAAGTGGTTGGAACAGTGAAGGTTATGATATGCCTTACACTGTAAATAGAATTATAAAAGTTTTAAGCAAAGAAGATACTAGACGTTTGTGTTTATGGGATCAATATCCTAAAAAAAGAACTTATGAAAAGTTTGGAAAAGAATCTACAACATATGATCTAATTGGCCGTGTGCATGTAGATAGTTTAGAACTTTATAGAAAATACAACTATGAAGAACGTCATACATATAGACTTGATGCTATTGGCGAACTAGAAGTCGGTGAGAAAAAGACTGTGTACGAAGGAAGTCTTGATGCACTTTACAACAACGACTTTAGAACGTTCATTGAATACAACAGACAAGATACTGCACTACTTGATAAACTAGATAAGAAACTAAAGTTTATTGATCTTGCAAATACTATTGCACATGAAAACACTGTGCTTATACAAACAACAATGGGTGCTGTTGCAGTTACAGAACAAGGTATTATCAACGAAGCACACAGACGTGGAATGATTGTTCCGAACAGAGTGAAACGTGAGCCAGGCAGTGAGCCTGCCGCAGGTGCTTACGTTGCGTATCCTAAGAAAGGTATTCACGAATGGATTGGCAGTGTTGACTTGAATTCACTGTATCCATCTGTTATTAGAGCATTGAATATGGGTCCTGAGACTGTAGTTGGACAACTACGTCAAGAAGGAACTAAAGCACACATTGATGGTGAAATAGCAAAAGGTAAATCCTTTGCAAATGCATGGGAAGGTATGTTTGGTAGTGTTGAATATAGTTCTGTGATGGACAAAGAGATTAGCAGAGAAATTACAATTGACTGGGAAAATGGCGATAATGACAAACTTAGTGCCGCACAAATATATGATTTAATCTACGAAAGCAATCAACCTTGGATGCTAAGTGCTAATGGCACAATCTTTACGTACGAAAAAGAAGGTATTATTCCTGGACTACTTGCACGTTGGTATAAAGAACGTAAAGAAATGCAGGCAAAGCAGAAAGAAAGTCAAAATGCAGGAAACAAAATTGAAGAAGAATACTGGGCAAAACGACAGTTGGTTAAAAAAATTCTACTTAATAGTTTGTATGGTGCTATTCTTAATCCTGGTTGTAGGTTTTTCGATAATAGGATCGGTCAAAGTGTTACACTTACAGGGAGAAGTATCACAAAACATATGGCTGCTAAGATCAATGAGATAGTAACAGGCGAATATGATCATACAGGAAAAGCAATTGTTTATGGTGACACTGACTCTACATACTTCAGTGCGTATAGCACACTGAAAAAAGATGTTGAAGCAGGTAGTATTCCGTGGACAAGAGACAGCGTTATAGAACTATATGATACAATCGGCGAAAATGCTAATGCAACATTTCCTAAGTTTATGAGCCAAGCATTTCATTGTCCTAAAAAACGTTCAGAAGTTATTGCGGCTGCTAGAGAGATTGTTGCAAGTAAAGGTTTGTTTATTACAAAGAAACGTTACGCAGTATTGTACTATGACATTGAAGGATTTAGAACAGATACAGAAGGTAAGCCAGGTAAAATTAAAGCAATGGGATTAGATCTTAAACGCTCTGATACTCCAGTTGTTATTCAAGACTTTTTAAGCAACGTATTAGAAATGGTACTAGCAGGTAAAGAGAAAGAAGACGTACTAGACTACATTACTGAATTTAGAACAGAGTTTAAGTCACGTCCAGGTTGGGAGAAAGGTTCTCCTAAGCGTGCAAATAAGATTACAGAGTATGGAGCAAAGGAAAAGAAAGCAGGTAAAGTGAATATGCCTGGACACGTAAGAGCAAGTATCAATTGGAATACCCTTAAACGTATGAACGGTGACAAGTACTCAGTAAACATAACAGATGGTGCAAAAGTTATTGTATGTAAAGTTAAAGATAATCCAATGGCTTACACTAGTGTAGCATATCCGGTTGACGAACTAAGACTTCCGGATTGGTTCAAAGAGTTACCATTCGACGATGCTACTATGGAAAACACAGTTATCGATGAAAAACTTAAAAACTTAATTGGAGTTTTGGATTGGGACATAAGTCAAACACGTAATGATAATAACTTTAACAGTTTATTTGATTTTGAGTAAAAAAGCACTTGCGTTTTATACAAAACTTAATTATAATGTAAATGTATAGGAGAATTCAATGAAAGACATTTTACAAGATATCGTCAGCCACACACAGAACTTAGGTTTCCTAACAACTGTTAAGGTATCCGGCGAAGAAGATAAGACAGGAATGTTTTCAATGGCTGATGACAGATCAGTTATTATGGAAGCAGACACACATAACCCGTATCCAGATATGATTGGTACATTTGGTATGCCTCAACTTAATAAGTTGAAATACTTAATTGATGGTACTGAATATCAAAAGGATGCAAAGATTAGTATTACAAATGCTGAAAGAAATGGTGCTACTATTCCAGTAGGTATTCATTTTGAAAATGCTGATGGCGATTTTAAAAACGACTATCGTTTTATGAATCAAGAAATTATTAACGAAAAGATGAAAACTGTTAAGTTTCGTGGTGTTAACTGGAATGTTGAAGTAACACCGACTTTACCAGCAGTACAAAGATTTAGTTTCCAAGCAGGCGCTAATCCTGAACATCCAACATTCTTAGCAAAAACTGAAGATAATAACTTGAAGTTTATCTTTGGTGATGCAAGTACACATGGTGGTGAATTTATATTCGCACAAAATGTCGAAGGTACATTAGATAAAGGTTGGACTTGGCCAGTGGCTAGTATTCTTGCTATCCTTAAAATTGCTGATGTTAATAATACTAAGATGAGTATTTCAAACGAAGGTGCTATTCAGATTACACTAGATAGTGGATTAGCAAATTACAAATATATCATTCCAGCACAGGCGGCCTAAATAAAGTTATGAAAAAACCAGTCAACTTAACACCATTACAGAAAGACTACGCAGTGTATTTGCCTGCTATTAGTTCTTTCTTCAGCACTTATATTGCTAAACAACGTAAGCAAGAGTTCGTTCCAACTGACCGTATTCCGCAAGGCTTTGATCGCGGCATCGAAGGTATGAACTTTTTAAATGAAGAAGAAGGATACTTTACATACAAATATGGATTGTACTCCGCAGGACACGCACAATTAAACCTTGACAAAACAATGGATCAAGACAGTATGGTGCAAACACGTGATAGAAACAACACTATGATACTTGGTGACTCAGGTGGTTATCAGGTTGGTAAAGGTGTTCTTAAATTTGATT